CGGGAGGGTGACAACAGCACGTTTGTGAAGGTTTTCCACGAGGTTGCCAGGAAATGGCAGATTGCCCCGGACAAGATCAATACAGAGCTCTACGATGAGGAAATACGTGAGTTCATCCGCAATTCGGCGCTGGTAAACCGGACGGGAGGTTTCAATCTGATTGGCTCGTACTGGATCATGGCTAATCTTCACATGATCCCTGCTTGGAACACGGAACACCAAGAATATGAGAAGTACATGGACTTCCTGGAACTGTGCTTCCGCTCCGGGCGGCTCGCCACATGGAATAATTGGTTGAAAGTAATGCAGGATTTCTCTGATCAATCCCCGGAATTGGCGGAGAACCTGATGACTCTATGGCAGGGAAAACTGAGTGAAGAATGGAGCACGGTTGATAACAATAAATCCCTGCTGGAGATGTTTGTTCCCGTTGTTCGTAACCATTTCGTGTTATACGGTTTTGTGGGAGAATTGTACAGGACAAGGATTGACCACCTACGTACACAAATCATTCCCGGAAATACGGAGAGGGAAATTTTATTGGCGGAGACTTTTTCCCAATACGGGAATATGCTCCGATGGTTCAGGCTTTTCCAAGAAGCGTGCCCCATTTTGCTCCGGTCGTTTCTTTTATGGAAAAGTATCTACAAAAAAGACACCGCTTTTCTCGCTCCATTCAGTGAGTCATTTAATGACCTGGCATCCTGCCGATACAAAAAGGGAACTCCTTCCAAACTCATTCTGAAGTCGGCAAATAAAATCTGTGCTCTTCTCTCGGATCAGAAAGAAGCCGGAAAAGAAAAAATACAAATCGCCTTGGGCGCATGTCTCCGTAACTTAGGTAATCTCCATGAAAATTTTGGAGAGATAGAGCTGTCGGAAAGAATGACACATCAAAGCATCATTTTATTGAGAAGCCTCGATCTGAACAACCCTTCGGTAAAGAAAGAACTGGCAATATCGTTGCATAATCGTGGGATAGATTTGAGCAACAAAGAGAAATGGAACGACGCTATCAACGCATACCAGGAGAGCGTGGAGCTTTGGAGAAGCCTTGACCAGAACGATCCCGAAATTAGAAAGGGACTGGCAATATCGTTGCATGATCTGGGAACAGATTGGAGCTTTCAAGGGGAATGGGACAAAGCTATCAAAGTAACCCAGGAAAGCGTAGATCTTCGAAGGGGCCTTGACCAGAACGATCCCGAAATTAGAAAGGGACTGGCCGATGCTCTGCATAATCTGGAAACATATTGGAGCTTTAAAGGGGAATGGGACAACGCTATCAAAGTAACCCAGGAAAGAGCGGAGCTTTGGAGGAGCCTTGCCCAGAACCATCCCGAAAGTAGAAAGGGACTAGCCAATGCTCTGCATAATCTGGGAGCATATTGGAGCTTTAAAGGGAATAGGAGAACGCTCTGGAGGCAGACCGAGAAAGCGTGGTGCTTTGGAGGAACCTTGACCAGAACCATCTCGGAATTAGAAAGGGGCTGGCAATATCGTTGCATGATCTGGGAACAGATTGGAAATGGGACACCGCTCTGGATGCAAACCCAGAAATCGTTGTTCTTTTTTGGAGCAACCTTGACCAAAACCATCCCGAAATTAGAAAAGGACTGCCCAATGCTCTGCATAGTCTGGGAGCAGATTGGAGATATAAAGAAGAATAGGACAACGCTCTGGAGGCAGACCGGGACAGTGTGGAGCCCTGGAGGAGCCTTGACCAAAATGATCCGGAAATTAGAAAAGGACTAGCTCGGGTACTTCTTGCACAGGGAATGGATATAAAACATATAGGAAACAAAGAGGAAAACCAGGATGAAATTCTAAGAACGCTGGAGGAATGCTTAGACATCTGGAGAAGCCTTGATCAAAGTAACTTGGAAGTAAAAAAGGAACTGATAGTGTTGCTGAAGAATTGGGCGACGATACTGAATGAATTTGAATTGTACGATGAAGAACAAGAGGTTCGGTGTGAAATGGAGAAATTGCTGAAAAGCCTTCCAGAGTCTGATCTCGATGATCCACAGGATAATGATTGGGAAAACACCGATTTATAGGAGCTGCCCACCCATTTTTGGAAGAATTGACATTTTGCACCAATCTCTCTTCACCTGATCAGACCATTCCCTTACAAGGTAGGTAGCGATCAGCCTGATCGTGTCACTTTTGTTCCAATTTCACCGTAGTGGTTTAGAAACATTGGTTTTATGGCATTTACAAGGCTGAAAGCAATCGTTCAGAAAACCGGGACGCAAGCGTTCCAGTGACTGACACCCTCGCATCAATTTTACCGTAGTGGTAAAAAGAAGGCCGTCGCTTTTCAAAGTGGCGGTCTTCTTTTTTTGCATCCCCTGCTCATAACCTGATACTTCCCCTTCATTCCACAAGCCCTCCCCGTTTTTTCCGGATGGTTTTAGCATGCGCCCATGCTCAACTTTTTGGGAACCACGGAGAACTTCGCTGTTATCGAAAACGTCCCGTATTCGATGACATGGAAGTTTTTTGATGCCTGGACCGGGGAACCGATACCGCTGGATGGCGTTACCTTCTCCGGGCGCATCTTCGTGGGGGAAAACGGGCGCGAACTGGAGCTGGACATCGCCAAGGGTGAAGAGTCCCACCTCCTTGTCGTCGGCTGTTCGGGCCTCCCGGAAGGCCGCTGGCCGTATGAAGTTTTTTGCGTATCGGACGAGGGGCTGCGGGAGCGCATGCTATCGGGCTGCATTGGCGTGATCGGTTCGCTGGAGGCCAAAACTGTCCTGGATGCACGTCCCACGGCGGACCGGACGCTCTCCGTCCGCCTCCCAGGAGACACGGCCCGCGCTCTCAAGCTTGAATGGCTCTCCTCCTCGCTGGCCCAGACTGCCGCCGCTTCCGCCTGGAATGCCTGGGAGAAGACGAAGGAAACCGCCGACAGGCTGGAGGAAACGGACCGGAAACTGGACGGCCTCATGGAAACCACCCAGGAAGCCATGGACCGGCTCGGCCAGGTGGACGGCCTCATGGAAGGCATCCACGCTGAAGTGGAAAGCGCCCACCAGGCCGCCCAAAAAGCGCAGGACATCCTTGAAAGCGGCATCCTGCAAGGGGAAAAGGGAGACACCCCCGTCATCGGGGAAAACGGCCACTGGTGGATTTCCGGCCAGGACACCGGCATCCGGGCGGAGGGCCGGGATGGCGTCACCCCGCATATCGGCGCCAACGGTCACTGGTGGATCGGCGAGCAAGACACGCAGGTCCAGGCGGAAGGGACGGACGGCATGGACGCCGACTTCATCCGCCGCATTTATATTTCTTCCGCGGAGGAACTGCCGGAGGAAGGAGAACGCGGCGTCTTCTACTACATCCCCAGCCCGGACGGCAATTACGACGTGTACGCCTGGGTGGACTTCCCGGACGGGGACTCCGCCTGGACGCCCATCAGTGAATCCACCCTCCAGCAGGCTACCGTCCGCGCCCACGGCACGGTCCGTCTCAGTACGGGCACCATCCTGACGAACGGCGGCATTGTCGGCGTCAATGAGGCCGGGCAGCTTCTGGTGCGTGAAGCCCGGACGGACGTTCCCGGAACAGTCAAGCTCTCATCCTCCAAGCCTTCCCTGATCTCCCCCGGCCTGGTGGGAGTCAATGCCAGCGGCCAGCTCATCGTGCCGGAGGCCACAATCAACCAGGCGGGAACCATCAAGGTCAACAACTCCAAATCAGTCGAACGCGGAGCCCAGGTCCAGACGAACAAGAACAATCTCGCCATGGTCCCCATCGCGGGAAACCGCTCTTACGGAGTCGTCGCCACGGGCACCCAGTTTCCCGTCATCCCGCATGAACGACCCTACATCGTCTCCCTTCCCATTGCTTCGGATGACACGCGCCTCAATTCCGCCGCCCTCTACGGCACACTCACCATCAACCTCCACCGCAGGGGATTTCTACGTTATACCTCTGGAGCCAATGCTGAAAACGGACTGGACTTTGCCACGGGCCGCTATCTGTCGCTGGATTACGGCACAGGCCTGGAATCGGAAGAATACACCTCCACCATTGAGGGGTTGACGGACACCCGCTGCCGCCTGGCCGTCCATCGGTACGGAGACATCGTTTTCCATGACTCCTACGCCACCCCGGACAAGGGCGGCTCCGTCAAGCCCGGCCCCTCCTTCACCATGTCCGGTAAAGGAGTCCTCTCCCTGCTTCCCGCCGCGCCCGGCACGCTGGGAGGCATCAAGGTAGGAACGACGCTCTCCATTGCCAAGGATGGCACGCTCGACATTCAACTGGATACGGAGACCTTCCACGAGGCCAGCCCCCGCCCGGCCAGTTCCGCCGCCACCGCCGCCTGGATCAGAGGGAAGAACTTCGTCTCCCAGTCCGATTTGCAGGGTAAGGGCTTTGTTTCGGAAATCCGCGTCAAGGAACTGCTGGGCGGCTATCAGCCCCGCATGGGCATAGACGACCTCCTCCCCGTTACCCAGGAACAATTTGAAGCCCTTCCTTCCCGGAGTTCCAAAACCCTTTACATCATTTACTGATCCCGCATGAAAATTTCCCATCACTCCATCACCGCCAGGCAGGTCTATGACGCCCGCCTGGGCGAGAACAAGGTAAAGGCCATCTACCGGGGCGACGTGAAAATCTATCCGGACAACGCGGCACGCATCAGCCAGATCAGGCTGGACATCTCAGCCTGGTCGGGCACGCCGGACGGCTCCTTCTGGGAGCAGGCCATCGAGGCCGTCTCCGTCTACGCTTCTACTTCCCGCTACATTAAAATGACGGCGGACCGCACCTACATGGTCGGCAGCACATGGGGGAGCTACCCGCTTGCCTCCTACCGAGGAGCGGGACTGTTCGAATTCGCATACAATGAAGGCCCTCTGCTCCAGAACGTCCGTCTGGGGGACAGCGCATCCCTCCAGATCAAACTGCCTTCGCTGAAAAGTTTTTCGATTGGCGGCACGCAGGAGTTCGACCAGCCGGTCAGCCGCGTCTATCCGGCATGCCCTTCCGGCACGGAAGTCCGGGGGTATTTCGGCAAGGGCCAGAAGCGCGTTTCCACGGGCGTGCGCATCGTGATCGTGAGCCTCCCCTCCGGCCAAGTCCTTCTGGACCGCCATCAGCAGCAAAACGGCCACTGCCGGGGCAGCTATGACTGGAACTACGGCTGGGTCGGCTCCGTGGCCGGGGACACGCAGGCCCGGCTGGAGGTCTACCCCCACCAGCCGCGCGGAGGCTGGGGCGGGTACTTTATCTATCCTGCCGCTTCCTGTTCCCTCACTGCCCGCATCATCCAGATCGTCCCGGAAGCCTGAAACTTATTCCCCCCTCCATCTACGATTAACTCCTCACTTTTGATGACCTCTGCCATGCAAATAGCCACCATCCCCGGAGAAACCTATGCCGTTACGGTCACCTCCCCCTGTACGGTCTGTGCCGTCATGCCCAAATCCTCTCCCCTTCTTTTGATTACCATTGAGGACCCCGGCCAGTATCTCATTGTGGCTCCCACCACAGCCCTGTACATCGACGACGATTCCGCCCTTGTCACCCGGTCTTTTAAGTCCGCCCCCGTGGGGATGTTTTCCCGCAAGGTTCCCTCCGGGGGCGCCATCGGCCAGGAATCCATCGAACTTTCCCTGGCTCCGGACGGTCCCAGGGACAACCTCAACTCCTGCGGCTTCGCGTTCGCCGTGGAAGAAGCGGGCACTCTCCGCTCCATCGCCATTGACGGCCGCACGGGCTACGAATTCCACAAGAATCCAGTGTGGATGAAGCTCTGGCGCGCCGTTCCGGGGGCGGTTCCGGAGTGGCAGGCCGTTTCCCTTAACTCCGTCATCCAGCAAAACAACGCCCTCAACACCTGGGACTTTGAAGAAGGAGTGCCGCTCCGTGCCGGAGACCGCCTCGTTGCCACCACCCACCGGGAGGAGGGGAAGGAGAGCCGGGAGTTTTCCGTGGACGGGACGGACGGCAAGCTTCTTGCCCGCGTGTGCGCCATCCCCGCCACAGAAGGTATCGGCTGTCTGGATGATTCCGGCAGCGTCGCCTGGAACTACCTTCCATCGGGAACCATCACCCTATCCAGGGAAGCCAACCTGGCGGATTACGCGCAGGTGGCCGTTCTTGATGAGTCCGTATTCGGCTCCACCCGCAAACGCCCCCAGACACTTTATGTCCTCCGGGCGGCCTCATCCCCTTCCAACTACCCGTAACCGCTAACCAAAACCATATAACACCATGGCTTCAACAACAACAAAACTCTATTTGGGCTCCACCCTCCTCGTGGACCTGACGGCCTTTGCCCTGGCAAGCAGCCTCACGGCTCACGCGGACAACGGTTCCATCCATGTGACTGACGGGGAGCGTTCTTCCTGGAACGCCAAGCTCGACGCTTCGGCCCTGGCTTCCTACGTCCAGTCAAGCACCCTCACAACCACCCTTGCCTCTTATGCCACGCAGGACTGGGTAACGCAACAAATCGCGGCAAAATCCCATATCCGCATCACGCCGGTGGAAACACTTCCCGCCGAAGGCGTACCGGATGTCATCTATCTGGTTCCCCCTGCCGGTGCGGGAGACTCCCATCTCCGGGAGCAATACGTCTACCTGAACGGAGAGTGGATCAAGGTGGGGGACACAGGAGTTTCCCTGGACGGCTACGCCACCGAGTCGTGGGTGAAGGGCCAGCTTGAACCCTACGCCAAATCTTCCGACGTGACGGACTCCATCGCCACGGCGAAGGAGGAAGCCGTTTCGGAGGCTGCCACCCATGCCGAGGGCATCTACGCCAAAATCACCTCCATCACTCAGAGCGCCTATAACGCCCTGGCGGCAAAGGACATTCACACCCTCTACGCCATTACCGACTAACGATACTTCCTTTCCCCCCTTCCATGATCCGTGAACTCAAACTGGGAGACATCCCCCTGCTGCAACTCGCCTCCGGCATCACCGCTTCGGAGCCGGGTCTCGTCTCCGGCCAGCAGGTTGTTTCCTATGTCGAGGGGAGGCTTTCCTCCCTCGGCACCGGAACATGGAATGGGGGCACCGTTTCCAACGCCACCACCTTTGACGCCCCTGTCTGCATCAACTACGGAAACTGGCTGACTTACGGCAACTCCTCTATCCCGTGGTCTTCCATCCCTGCCGCCGCCGCGCCCAGCAAGCGCCAGATTGAGAGCTACACAAGCGCGGCTGCTCTCGCGCGTCCGGCCACCGGCCAAATCGGACAGGTTCTCCACCTTACCGCCAGCGGTCCCGCCTGGACGGATCTTCAACCCTCCGGAAGCACATCTTCTGCCGGGCCCGGTGTTCACCAGAACAGTCTTTTTCTGCTTACGGACTGGCACAGGTCGGAGAGCCTGCCTCCCGGATGGTACAAAGTGGAACTCGTTCTTTTTGCTTCCAGGGCTGCCACGACTCTCGACTTGCTTGACTCGCAGGCCGTCCAAACAGGCCGCGTCAAAAACGTGATGGGCATGGCGTGGCACAACGAGTCCATCCCTTACCTCTCCCTGACGGGGACATCCTGGCTTGGCTACCAGGGCTCCCCGCAAGAGGGCATCTTCGCCTGCGTCCTTCAGATGAGCTTCTTGTATGAGCACATCCCGGGTGAGGCGGCATGGATGGGCTCCGGCCTGGTTGAGGGCAAGGCCGGATGGATAAACGGCTCCCTGCGCTACACCTCAATCCAGAAACCGGAGGAAGTACACAATGTCACTACCCTTCTTCCGGACGACCCTCCCACGGAACCGCCTACGGAAGGTCCTACCGATCCTCCTACGGAAGGCCCCACCGAAATACCTACGGAAATACCTACGGAAGTACCTACGGAGATACCCTCGGAAGTACCCTCGGAAGTACCCTCGGAAGTACCCTCGGAAGTACCCTCGGAAATGCCGGAAGGCTTCTCCCATAATCTTCTTCACCCAGCCACTGACGCGCCATGATTTACCTGCATTATTTCACTTACCGCGGCCACGCCGACCTGCTGACCTGGACGTGCCGTGCCACCCTGGAAGCTCTTGCCCATTCCCCTTATGTCCTTGGCAGGGATATTTCCATCGTTGTCGTTGACGATGCCAGCAATCCGTGTCCGGAAGCAGCCGTCTCGGAACTCAAGGCCATGGGTGCAACCTACCGCACCTCCACCTTTAAACGCAGAGGCAACCTCAACGGCCAGGACTGCATCATGGGGATTCTTTCCGAATTCAAACGCTCCATGCGCCGCAAAAAGGATATTGCCGTCAAGCTGGACTGCGACACATTGCTCCTCGGCACCACCTGGCTGGAACAATTCGTGAAGGACAGCTCCGCCCTCGTCACCGGCGCGGATGACCGGGGGTGCATTTACGGCATGTGCTATGGGCTCAAGGCCGTCCTCATAGACGCCCTCATCGACCTCTTCACTCGCTGCCCCGTCGGGGACCGGTCTCAGGAAGACATCTACCTCGGCTACCGCGCCCGCAGGCTTGCCCAATCCCTTTCCGGGGACGGAAGCTTCCTGCCCATCCCCATCTGGCTCAACAGTCCGGACACTCCCGGCGACAACGGCCCCCACGGCCAGCTCATCATCTACAACTGGTCGCGCGGCCTGGACATCGCCCCTCTCTATACAGGCTTCCAAGTCATCAACGTCTGTAACGGCATGCACCAGGGCAAAACCGCCATGGCGGATGTGCGGAAGCTGGTTGAGCGCCTCGTCTCCGGCAAATTCTCCGGTTCCTGATCCCATCTCCACCTGTCTTTGACCATGAAAATTGCGACGCTTACCGGCCACTCCTACGCCATTACCGCTTCCCGGCCCTGCACGGTTTCCGCCGTAGCGGGGGACGGTTCCCTCATCCCGCTGCTCTCCATCACCGTTCCCGGCCAGTACGTGCTGGTGGCCCCTTCCACCATGCTGGACATCAACGAGGATCACACTCTGGTGACTCCCATGAAGGGCCGCACCGGCATCACGGGGGGATTGCTCCAGGCCTCTCTGGGCATGCTGCAATCCCATTTTGAGGATAACTACATTCACGTCAACCGGGGAGACCGCAACAAATGGGACGACACGATCAGCTCACAGAATTTCGCCGACCATAAATACAACATGGACCTCCACCTCTATTCAGAAGAACACGCGTCCCTCAAGCAGCTCCTCGCAAACAAGGATGCCCTTCTGGCCCTCCTCAACCCGGACCAGACGCAAACGGCCTGACCTCTCCCTTTCCCCTTCTCCTGATTAACCCAAACCAAAAACAAAACCATGAATAATGCAACCAATACATGCAACCACACGGAAGAAATCGCCCACGCGATTTACAGCCAGCACCACAACGAACTCAATCCCGGCATTCCGCCGGACTGGGACGCCTTGCCTGAAGAAGAAAAACAGGCATGGCGCAAGGTTGCGGGCACCATCCTGCCCACGCTCGGGCAGCACGCCTTGGGCGACCTTCTGGCTTACGCCAAAAGGAAAATAAAAGAATCCTCTTCTACAGGGAAAAAAATCCTCTGGGGCCTTGTCAGCGCCGCCGTCCTGGCCGCCTTGAGCTGGCTGGCCTCCCTCGGGCTTACTTCCTGCGGTCACACGGTGGATATTTCTCAGGAAGGAGCCGCCATTTGCAAAGACGGAACCTGCCTGATCGTCAAGGACGGCCACGTCATCTTCAGGCCCGCGCCGGAAAAGGCTTCCCCCCGGGAGGAAGAAACCGCCGTCATCCGCCAGCAGAAATAATAACCTCCGAACCCAAATAACCGCCGCGATATGTGCCAGCCCTACGATTGGATCATCCGCCTCGTCAACACCCTCAAAGTCGTCTTTGCGACCAAGGACGGCGTGTTCGCTGTTCTTATTGCCGTGATGCTCGTGAGCATGGGCGTCCTCTACCACGACATGCGCCAGTACATGACCGAGCAAACCCGCGCCCAGGTGGAAACCGTCCGCGTGCTCACAGAACTCAAGGCGGAAATCTCCTCACTCAAACAAGCAGCCAAATAACCATGACCTCGACAGAACAAAAAATCGCCGCCCAGATCCTCTATCTGGAGGACAACCGCGCCACCGGGCCGGACTCGCTGCGCGTCACCCGCCTCCCCGCCGCCGACAAAGGCGGCGACTGGGAGATCTGCGGCATCTGCGACGGCATCGAACCCGCCGTATTCCGCCATCTCAAGTCCTTGCTTGACGCCGGGAAAAAGGAAGAAGCCTGGGAAGCCTCCCTCCAGTACGTACTGGACAACACGCAGGCCGTCCGCACCTGGCTCGGGGCGCAGGACTGCCCCGCCGTGGAATTCTTCCTGCGTGACTTCTTCTTCAATGCGGGGATCAAATCCGCCTCGCTTGCCGTCCAGCGGGCCGTCAACGCCCGCAACGGCTCATTAAAGGAAGACAGCATCGCAGGCCCCGCCACGCGTTCCGCGTTCCAGGCGGCTCTCACCGCCAATGGGGAAACCGTCATGCTGATGCTCCTCCATCGTTTCCGTGAACAGCACTACCGTTCCTGCAAGCAATGGGGCGCCTTCGGCAAGGGCTGGATCAACCGCCTGGACGCCGCCGCGAGCTTCGCTGCCGGTCTTCTCCGCTAACCATATCTTCCCGCCATGGCTACCGGAGCTCTCATCGCTGGCACTCTCGCCTCCATCGGTTCGTCTTTCTACCAACAAAAAAAGGCGGCTAAGGAACAAAAGCAGGCGGCGGCAGCCATGGCCTCGGCCATGGAAAAACAACCCACCGTCCAGGCTGCGGACATAGCCGCCCAGCAAACGCAGGACACCCGGGAACAAAGCGAGCAGGCCGTCAACACGGCGGCTAAACGCCGCTTCTCGCTGAACCGCACCGTCAATCCCTCCGCCGCGTCCTCCCTGATGGGAGGGCGCAAGACGCTGGGCTGATATACCACCAAGCATTCCCTGCATCCTCATGGTCCGTCCCAACACACGCCTTGCCGCCCGCTACATCGACACCGCAGAAGCCCTCCTTGGCGACATGAGGGGGTACAGCGGAGACTGGGACTGGCTACGCAAGCACATCATGCCCCGCACACAGGCCGGGGCGGACCGTGAGGAACGACCGTTCCACACCGCCAAGCGGCTGCATTCCACTGTCGCTATTAAATCCCTGCGCATCCTGACGGGTGCGCACATCATGTACATTACCCCGTCCAACCAGCGCTGGTTCTCCCTTCAGAGCGGGCTTCGCGGCAAGGAGAAATCCTCCCGCGTGGACGAATGGTTTGCGGAATCCACGGAAATCATGTTTGCGGAGCTGGGACGCTCCAACTTCTACACGGAAATCCATGAAACATTTTTAGACCGCTGCCTGACGGGAACCGGGTGCCTCTTCTGTGATACTTTGCCGGATGGCCGGTTGAACTTCCGGCATATACCCTCCGGCACGTATGCCATCGCGGAGGGGGAAAACGGCCAGGTCAACACGCTCGTGCGCCAGTTCAAGCTCACACCCCACCAGGCGGCGGAAAAGTTCGGCTACAAAAAACTCCCGGAAAGCGTCCGCAAGGACTTTGACGACCCCCGGAAGCGCTTCACCGTGCGGCATGAATTCCTCCACCTGGTCTTCCCCCGGCAGAACTGCGACTTCGGGCATGATCTCGTGAATGCCAAGCACATGAAATGGGCCTCCGTCTACCTCGCCTGGGGAGTGGAAAAACAAGTCATCCGGGAGGAGGGCTACAACGAATTTCCTTTTCTTGTTACTCGTTTTTTGCGCTATGGCGACGGCCCCTACGGCTACGCTCCCGGCCTGGATGTCATGGAAGAAATAACTGCTACCCTCAAGCTGGAACGCGTCATGGACGTACTGGCGGAAGTGGCCGCTTTCCCGCGGATTATTCAACTGGCCGAACAGGTCGGGGAAGTAGACTTGCGGGCAGGGGGCGTCACCACCGTCAAGGCGCAGGCGGCCCGTGAAAAACTCCCCCGCGAATGGGCTACTTCGGGCCGTTACGATGTCGGCAAAGACCGCATTGCCGACAAGGAGGAAAAAATCCGGGAGGCCTTCTTTGTGGACATGCTGATGCCTCTAGCCAACGTGGATCGGCAGATGACGGCAACCGAGATTAACGCCCGCCAGGAAGAACGCGTCCTCTCCTTTTCCCCCTCCCTGACCCTCTTTATCAGCGACTGCAATGTTCTCATGCACCGCATCTTCTCCATCCTGTTCAGGCAGGGCAAATTCCCCAAGGACGACGTGCCCGCGGAACTCATCGTGCCGGACATGGGAGGGAGTGAAAACTATGAAATTGAAATCCCCAACGTCCAGTACCTCGGGCGCATCTCACAAGCCATCGCCAACGCCCAGCAGCAGGGACTCGAATACTTCATGCAGGTGGCTTTGAACTACACGCAGATTACCAAAGACACCTCGATGATCGAATACGTCAACCCGAGAAAATTCGCGCAATTCCTCTACGAGCGCACCGGGGCTCCCACCAGTTGCCGCCGCACCGCCCGGGAACTTTCCGAGCTCGACAAGCAGAAGGAGCGAGACGCCGAGATGCAGCGCAAGCTGGCTGCCGCAGAGGGCGCACGGAATCTTGCCGGAGCCCAGAAAGACCTGACTCCCGCCTGACGCACCGGCACGCGCGCCATTCCATTTTCTTATGCAACCCATAGAACAACACATAACAACCGAACAGGAGCTGGCCTACAAACGCTATGTAGAACGCCGCCGTTCCCACCTGGCCCGCCAGGTTACGCCGGAAACCCTCGCCTACATAGAAGAGGAGTTCCAAACGGAGCTTCCATGCTACCAGACCCGCGATCCCATGACCGGCCAAACGCTCAAGCCCGATCCCATCCTCGCCGCCATCAGGGACGGACAGAGGGAAGTCGTCCTTTGGCTGCGGCGTGAAATCGCCCTGGGCCTCCAAGCCGCGGAACAAAACGATGAAGACGCCTGAACAACCGCCACGATGGGGGAGCGGTCCCCCTTTTCCCCGAACCGGGAAAAAGCTCTCCTACCTCTCCGTCTGCTCCGGCATTGAAGCCGCCAGTGTCGCCTGGGAACCCTTCGGCTTCCAGCCGGTCGCTTTTTCTGAAATTGAACCTTTCCCTTCCGCTGTGCTGGCCCGGCACTATCCGGACGTACCCAACATGGGCGACATGACTCAATATGCAACCTGGAACATCCCAGCAATCGACATTCTGGCCGGAGGAACGCCCTGCCAGTCCTTCTCCGTCGCGGGCAAACGCGGCGGCCTCTCCGACGAACGCGGCAACTTATGCCTCACTTTCTGCCAAATGGCCGATCACTTCGATCCAGCCTGGGTACTCTGGGAAAACGTACCCGGCGTCCTTAGTTCAGTGGATAATGCGTTCGGATGCCTGTTGGGAAAACTATGTGGCTTTGGTTCCCCCGTCCAACCAGCAGCAGGACGGAAACACCAGCCTTGCGGCGTGGTGGCCGGACCCAGGCGAACCGTGGCATGGAGGATCATGGACGCCCAATGGCACGGAGTACCCCAACGCCGCAGACGTGTCTTTGTCCTTGCTTCAAGAGGTGCTGGAAACTGGGCCGCTGCCGACGCGCTACTTCCTCTCGGAGACCGCCTGCCAAGGCATCTTGAGGCGCGCCGCAAAGCGCGGCAAAAAGCTTCCTCCGGCTCTCGAACGCGCCCTGAAGGCTCGCATTGGGACGGCGGCCCCCATCCCACCCTCGGAGCCATCGCCACCGGCATCGGCATGAGCGACCAGGAACTCTTCGCCCAGCGCGGAGCCAACCTCGTCCCCGGCATCTCCCCGACCGTTACATCCAAATGGGCCAAGGGCACCGGAGGACCGTCCGGAGACGAATGCCAGAACCTTGTCATCCAGTCTCTCCCCGGCTACGTCCAAACGGGGGACAAAAGCGTCCTTTCCACGATTTGCTTTGGCCTTTATGAAAACCATCCGCAGGATTCCCGCGTTACCGGTCCCCGTGAGGTAAGTCCGGCCTGTACGGCCCAGTGGGGAACGGGAGGGGGCAACACCCCGCTCGTTCTCCAGTCCGGAACCCTGGAAACCTTCCTTTCCCAATCGTCCAACACCGTCCAGTCCTGCTGGTGCATGCCTATCGACATGCGTTCCCTCTGCCGCAGGGATTCTGCCCCCAATGCGGGGCACGGCCTGGGGGATGACGGAGATCCGTCCTGCACCCTTACAGCACAGGGTCACACACCCGGCGTCTGCTATGCCATCCAGGGGGAAATAGCGGACGGTCGCCGCCTTTCCCAGAATGGCTTGGGCATTTCGGAAAACCTCTCCTACACCCTTGCCACCTCATCGCTTCCTGCCGTCTCCTGGACAGGGGCCGTCCGCAGGCTCATCCCCGTGGAGTGCGAACGCCTGCAAGGTTTCCCGGACGGCTGGACCGCCATAGAAAAATCCCCCGGCAAGCCCTATGCCGACTCCCACCGCTACAAGGCGGTAGGCAACTCCATGGCCGTCCCCGTCATGTGCTGGCTGGGCCGCCGAATCCTGGAAGTAACCGCCGACCGTGAACTCCGCCAGGAGGAAGAAGACGCCTTGCGGGCACTCCAGTCATAACAAACCTTCCAACTCCAACCCACTCCAATCCCATACTGAACTGCAACACCAACAAAAACAAACATGAACACTACATTATTCAATCCATTCATGCGCATCTGCCGCGCCGCCGCTAAAGAAACGCCGGAAGGGGGCGGACCTCCCGCCACCCAGCAGCCGGAAGACACGCCTCCGGCACAGCCGCCCGCTCCCGGAGAAGACCAGGCTCCGCCCAATCCGGACAATCCGGGGGAGGCCGCTCCGGAATCCGGCGAGGTTGACTTCTCCCTGGATGCTCCACCTCCGGACGGAAAAGAGCAACCCGGGGACGAAACTGAACCAGGCGATACGGAGGACAGCAAGGAGCCGGAAAAGCCCTATGAACTCGAATTACCAGATGATCTGGACGTAACGGACGACTTCAAGGCTACCCTCAAGGAACACGCCAAGGCTTCCGGTCTGGAAGGCAAGGCGGCGGGGAAATTCGCCTCCGGCGTCATCAAATCCATGCAGGAGGCGGAACAGGCCAACATTGCCGCCACCACGAAAGAACTCCGGGAAGACTGGGGCAAAAATTTCAACGCCAACATGAAATCGGTGAAGGAATTTGCGGGCAAGCTCAAACAAAAGTCCGGCCTCACCACGGAGGACCTGGCCCCCCTTCAGTCGCCCAAGGGCTACCGCCTTCTCTACGCCTTGATGAAATCCGTAGGGGAAGACGCCTTCGTTTCCGGGAAGGAAGCGCAGCCGGAAGACCCGCAGAAGGAGGCACAACGAATGCTGACCGATCCGTCGCACCGCTACTTTCGAGCCATCCAGGATCCCACCGACCCCCTCTTCAAGGAAGCCAACCAGGAGTACAACCGCCTTGTCGGGTTTTCGCAATAA